GACTCTTCTCAAAAGATAATCTGGAACACGAAGAGCAAGTACATTGAATTTCTTTTTTTCAGTTGTTCCTCCACCCTTATTAATGATCTGTCTGATCTTATTTTCTTTATTTTTATCTGGTTTTTCAGGCGGTGGTGCTATTGGCATATTATTTTGATATTATTTTTATACATTTTTGATATCACTTTGACATCTTTTTACCATAAATATGATGGTAAAATGATATTATCTCGGATGAAGCTTTTTTGTCATGATTTTTCAGTTCAATAACACTTAAACCATTCGTAGCGGCATTAGCAAAGGCTTTTCTTTGGCCTATCACCATTGGTAAACATGTTAAATATGAGCATTCTTTTAAGATTTGGAGAGCAGCTTCATTATCTGATCCTTGAGGATCTCCTCGATTGATTAGTGCAAAGATCTTTATCTTTTCATTTACCACTGAAATATCTGAAATTAAGTTTTTTAAATCAGGTAAAGTCCATATATCTAAAGATCTTGGCTGAAATGGTATAATAAAAATGTCGGCAAGTGTTAAGGCCGATCTCTGCCCTCTTGTGTCTCTTCCACCTACATCTATGATGATGTCATCATAATCATGCATCATCTTTTGAATTTGATTACGTACGGCAGGGCCATCAAGTTGAATAGTTACCCATGGTGTGGTATTACCTGCAATTTCTCTTTGTAGAGACCAGCTAGAAGCCGATTTTTGTTCATCAGCATCTACTAAAAGGACTTTTTTTCCTTCCTGTGAGCGAATCACCGTAAGGTTAGTAGCAATAGTTGTTTTGCCACTTCCGCCTTTAATTCCACCAACAACAATTATCATAATTTTACCTATTTTCAAAACCAAGAGAGTAGGCTTTGGAAATATTTATAAAAAGTAAAATTATTGCCCTATAGCTTGAGCTAACTGTGATGGCTTCGTTTGCCTTTCAGCTAGGTGAGGTTCACTGCTAACTTCTCCAGCTTTTTCTTCAGAATCCCCCTCTTCTCCCCCAGCTAAAGCTTTTTGCCTTTCTTGAATGCTTAATATGAATTCAGAAAGCTTAATCAAGCGATCTTCATCCATCTGATCAAGTTCATGTAAAGCTTTAGCATTATCCAAGGCAGCAGAAGCACGCTGATGGACAGCTTGAGAAGCTTCTTGTTTCGCAAGAGCTATCTTCTGAACAGATTCAGCTTCTTTCTCACCAGCATGAGCAAAGTCAAGTTGAGCTTTGGCTTCAAGAGAACGTGTGAGCATTTGTGATTGTTGCATTTCTGCCATAGCAGCTTGCTGTTGCATCTGTTGCATTTGCTCAGCTTTAGCTTTAGCATTATCGATAAGACGTTTCTTATCTTGAAGAGTGCTAAGCTCGAGCAAGTAATCATCATCGATAGCATTCGGAATAATTTGCTTAAGTTGTATAGCTTGTAAGAACTTAAATTGCCTTTGAGTTGCTGTGAGTTCTCCCTCTTCGACAGTACAATTGTATTTAGAGAATGCCTTATCAAAGAAGTTTTCAGATGGTTCTCTACCAAGAATATGAGTCACTTTACCCTTTTCAAAGTTATTTATAATCATGTCATCGATAATCTCTCCTATATACTTCTGAGATTGATTTAGACGATCGAATACATTACGCAATCCTGTAAGACCAGCCCCTTGTTTAAGCTTCATTAGGATGCCAGTCATCTCTTTAGCACCCATATTCTGGGCAAAAAGCTCTTCAGGGCCCACAATATCCATAATCTCTTTTTCAATAGATTGGATAAGTTCTTCCCAACCAGGAGCCACAGCAGGAGCAGGAATTGGAGCAGCATCAGTAGCTAAATTAGCCGTCTGTTTAAAGAATAAAATCTTGCCAGGACCTTGAAAGAATGCATCTTCAGGATTGACTAAAGCATCTTCTTTAAGCATTAGTCCAGATTGAATTTGCGCGTCCAATATATCTAGAAGGCGATTTCTTCTTCTATTAAGTTCTATTTGGCTATCACGAATGTTTCTTACAATACCCTGATATCTAGCAGAATAGTTTTGAACTTCTGGATAGTGATAGCACATAAATGGCACAAATGGGAATCTATCCAAACCATAAGGTGAAACCTCTTCATAAACTACATGATTATTTACAAGAATATGAAGTTTGATTGTTGGAACTTGTGTAGTAATTAGTTCAACATTAGGATTAAACTGACGAAGCATTTGGAACTGGTCTCTAGTACCACTCCAAGGCGCAACTTCGCCTGTTGCACGATCTAATATCTTGCGAGCTTTCTTATAATCTTTAGTCCAATACTCATCATAAGCATACATCTCTTGCTGATATTGGTACCAATTTTGTGCAAGGAATTGGAATTTGCCATCTTTAGCTGAATAACCTTTACCAAGATATGGAAGCTCTTTATCAATCTTAGGAATTAAGCTTTTGAGTTGTCTCTTAGTGAGATATCGTCTTGTCCATATACGATCGCAGTCTGATAAATCAGGCTTTGTCCAATAAGGGTCCATTATAAATGAATTAAAAGGTAACACATCAGCTTTGATCTCACCATTTAATGGATCTTCTCTAAAATCCATCCACAAATTCATTAAACATAAGCCCTGAGTAATTGCATTAGCAAAAGCATCAGACATCTTTTCATAAATGCCATCTTGATTCATTGCCCAATTTAAAACAGTCGTTCTTTCATCAGCAGTAGCACCGAAATCAGGATCATTATCGGCAGCTTGTATGATCGTTTGTAACCTATTGTCTCTTTGATAACCTTCAACCATGTTCTTGATTCTTAGAATCTTATTGAACATCAAGATCTTCTGATTTCGGTAATTGATGTTATAGAATGTATTCCAATAATCCTGCTGGCCAGTCATCATTTTGGTATCTAAGTCAGCTTCGTACCACCATTGCTGAAATAGCGACTGACTTTCTTTCCAGAAATCATCTAATTCACGAGATATTGGATTACTTGTTGGCCATGTCATTGGGACCTACCATTTTAGGTTAAGCAAAATATTTACTTGATATTAAATATATAAAATATTATAACTTTGTTGCTTTCATGGGTGTTTTAGGTCTAGCGTAAGTTCAAGTCTTGCTCTAGACCTTTTTTATTTCTTTAGCTTAGCTAACTTCTTATCTTGTTTCTTATCCATCTTGAGAAGTTTCTTCGTATCTTTCTCAGCTTTATCTAAACTTTTCTTTATCTTATTGATCTGCTTATCCATTTATTTTCCCTCATATAAATCATGAATTCCGTCTTTTACATCCTTCATTCTTTCATTTAATTCTTTGAAATCATCAACCATTTGTTTCTTCAACTTCTTTATCTCATGTGTCACAATGTGAACATGATCCGTCAAGTAATCTATTCCCTGCTTCAATTCCGTAACATCAGTCGATAGATCCCTATTCCTATTGTCTTCATTTCTCCAAAAGAGATTCTCTTTCCCTTTCATAGCTTTACCTTCTTAAATCGTTCTTAATATAAGATGCGAATACCGCTAAGCATAAACATGAAATCGAAAGAAACATAACGCACATACATACGTCAACCATCTAAGACCTCCAAAATTTCTTAATCATCAAGACTGATAAAACAAAAAAAGTTAAGCCCATCGAAAACGCTAAAAACATGAAGGAGTAATCCATATTATTACCTATTAGTATCCAAAATTTCTTACTCTCATTTCCTTAATGGAATCAGCAGATAGCTTATTTACTGATCCGCCAAAACCCTTTATACCAATCGCAGCCATGCGAAAAGCATCAGCTCCATGACTCCATCGGTCATGCAACGGTTCATCATAGTAAACCTTTAAAGCTTCGTTCCATTTCTTGTGGTAAAAATCCAGGCACTTTATACCTTGCTCACATCCCTTTGCATCAAAGGAACAATGCGGAAGCAAACTTCTAACAGCTTGTATTCCTTCTTCGATAGGTTTCCTCGGAATAACTTGCATAGTGATTCCCATATCGCGCGCCGTGGACAACCTATCGACACCACTTGTGAATTCTCTATTTTGCATGTCATGCGGGACAAAATGCTTTCCGAGGATGGCATTATGTTTAGATTTCCAGTTGTCAATGTACTTAATGTAATGTTCCAAACTTTCGTTATTGTTCTCATAGTAATGTAAAACGTTCACCTTTCCATTGTTTAGGATTTGAAAAAACCATATAGCAGTGCTATCGCCAATGCCAATATCCCAGGCAGTATTAACAGGAAGATCTGTGCTGACTTTGAGAGATGTAATCCTATCTTCGTCTCTAGATTCTTGAATATACTTTCCATAGTAAGATCCTTCAGCACCCCGGGTAAATGAGCAGTAATACTCTTGATGAATAAAGTCTTCAGGAATACCTTCAGCCCTAAGCTTTTCGATATGATCATTCCCAAGGACGCAAGTATCTTCAATAGATAGCTTGCTAGCGAAATAGTCCCGACTATGATTAGATGCAGCATAATTATACAATTGGTAAAAATGGTTCTGACCGTTAGGTGTGGAAAGGAATAATGCAGTCCCATTATTCTGAGATATACGAGGTTCAATCGTATACCAGCTTTCAGGATCCATGTAGGCGTATTCTGAAAGAATAACAAAGCTTGGGTTCATACCACGAGCCTGTGTGGCATTCTTCCCATCAATCCCCATCACACAATATATGGAGCCATTATATAGCTCTAAACGCATGTCTGAGCTATTTTTATACTTGATGACCTCTGGAGGGAAATGGTCTAAGTAGCCCATAGCTTTCCCTTCATCAGTCTGATGGACGCTATTCCATATAGCCCGTTTACCTTGATTATATTTAGGAAAACAATGTAGATATACGGCTGGCTTTTCAATTGCTCTCCAGATTAAATAGTTCAAAGCAAATAAGTCCTTACCAGCACCACGATGCCAGCAACAAACAACACGCTTTTTTCCCTCATCCAATGCCTTCCAAACAGGAATTTGATACTTCCTGCATTTGAATGCATGAGGAATATCATAATTAATGCTATTTGGCGCTGTCGTCATATGGGAGTACTTTGTTCAGTGTAATAGGCTGCATTCCATTATCTGCTTTCTTAAGCTCTTTCACAGTCTCTTTTAGGAATGGGTCATAGCTAATTTGTGTCTGACGCACTATTGCAGAGTCGAATTTGCCAAGTAAGCCATTCCTCTCTCTACGCATACCCAATTTCATCTTCGCAGCAGAAAATGCTTCCGAAAACTCGGGATATTTTGCACTTAGATCAGAAACTCTTTGGTAGCTCAAGTAATGATCAGAACAGAATCCTAAGATTGATATAGAATCTTCAAGTTGAACCCATTCATTCAGTTTACCAATCAATTCTTCTACATACTTTTCATCATATATTTTGGGACGACCACCTTGATTTCCAACAGATGCTGTATTTCCCTTTTCGAATTTTGCCATTATCAACCTAATTTTTGGATATGGTCTAGGTTATGAGGGGATTTTGTCAAGTTTTTCTTTGAATTAAAGATAATATTATGTAGTTTAGATTTCGTTTGGAGGTCGCATGAGAAAGCCAAGAGAGCAAACAAAAGAAGGTTTAGTATCATCACTGATTAAGCAAGATTTAAAAGCTAAACTTCCTGAGTATAGGTTTGTAGTGAAGGCGTTTTCGCATAATGATCAAGTGGATGTGTATTGGTTAAGAGGGCCTGAGATTGAAATTGTTGAAGAGGCAATTGGGAAATATAGAGGGGATGGGAAAAAACAAGTTAATAAGCTATGGCTCAATCGTGAGTTGAGTGCCGCATGATAAGCTCAGCCATAGGATTTTATCTTGGGGCAAATTTCGGTTTTCTTATTGGAGCATGGTTAGCATATAGAATTAGAGGAGATGACTAATGGAAGAGTTGATTTGTAGCGTTGGAATTGGAATAGTGATAGCTTTGTAGGTGATTATACTTTTCAAACTTCATCAAAAACATAGAGATATGGTTAAGATATCGCATGAATTGGTTGAAGAACGTCAAAGCAAGCATTGGCTTTATCAATTCGTGATGGACAATTTTAAAGCAGCAAAAATGAGGTAAGATGAAAGTAACTGTAGGCTCGATAGCTGAAGATTTTAATATTAACATATTAGAAGCGATTAGAGTAACTAAATGTGATCAGAATGAATTTTTGGGAATGCTATCTTGTACTTTGATGTTGAATTATTTAAGAGGCTTGGAAAGAGATGATGTTAGACGAATTCTTCATGAACTTGAGAAATGTGTAAATATGTCAGATGAGGAATTAAAGAGAAGTAGATGAGAGAATTTCTATTTTTATAGCATATTCTTTTGGTAAGCCTTTTTCTTGAGCATATTGCCATTTGATCATTGGAGTATCATCAGCTCGTCCAGCTATTTGAATTCCTGTAATTTCTTCTGCGATAGCATCTCGAATCCATTTAAAGGATGATACAAGGTTATCATCATCTAGCAATCTAGGAGCCACTCTGCTAAGTTTTATAATGCATGGCAATTGGATTCCTGATTTCTTGGTCAATAGCTCGAACCAAATAGCTTTCTTTTGATTCTTATGACGTTTAGCTTTCTTTGACCAATGCTCACTTGAGTTGGATTCGCTGACAGTCTTTAGATTTATTTTCCATTCGAAAGTTGGCATTAGAAGAGATCCATTTGTCCTATTGGGTTCTTTTTATATTCATCAAGAGCTTCGAGAACTTTAGCCATGAATTCTTTCTGATGAGTTGGATTGATGAATTCATTGTTAGCATTGTATTTGTTAGACTGCTTATCCCAGGAGCTAGAGAATGCTACCCATCGTTGATTACCTTTTTCGAAGTATTGCATATTGCTAAACTTCAATTGCATTTTATGGCTAGTGACAGTGAAGGTTGCCTTCTTGCTTGTCTCTTTTTCTGATAAATATGGCTTATACTCGATAATTTCAAGCGATGCCTTTTTTTCTGCATTAGATTGAATTGGTTGAGCTTGGTTGGTTGGTTGGTGTCCTAACATGTTTTTTCCTTTTTATTTTAATGGCGCTATCTTATAACGCTAAATTTTGGCATTCTAATATT